TTTATACCTGAGTTACTTCCAGAAAGTGTAATAGTAGTAGTGTTTGCTGCTGTTGCACCTGTTGCTTGAGTAGTTGAACTTCCATTTTCAATTTTTACAAACTCTCCTGCACTTAACTCAGAAGTAAATGATGTACCGCTTCCTGTTATTTTATTTGAATTTTCTTCAACTGTAATTGTTCCTGTACCGCTATTCAATCCTGTTGAACTACTATTTAGTCCAAAATATTCAAAAGTAGGTTTCGCATTGCTATCAGTAAAAGTTCTTATATCATTAGCAACTACATTACTACCAGATTGTCTCATTACAATTGAGCTAAAACCGCCTGAATCTCCTCCACTTCCTGAAACAGTTGTAGTTACACTTGATGTACTTTGATTTAAATATTCTGTACCATCTGCTCCTTGAAAATTAAAATGAGTTACACTGCCATCACCAAATGTCAATGCACCAGTAGTGCTGTTTATACCTAGAGGTGCACTAATTAATCCCCCTTTAGATATCTTTTTATCTTTATCTTTTGAAACTGGTGGTGTGAAATGAGTTACTACAAAATTAAATGTTCTATCTACAAAAAGTGAGTAGGTTTTAATATTTGATACTGTTCGTACTGATACGTTATATTCATCTGCTTTTACATTTTGTACTCTTAAACTTTGCTGTTGAACATCTACAAATTCTGGTAATCCTTTTTTGCCTTTAAAACTATGTCTAACTTCAAAACCTTGTGCAAATTCATAACGTTTTCCATCACTATTTAGTGGAAAATCCCAAGTAATTAATACATCATGGGTAGCAATACCAAACTCATCTGTATCTTCATTTGCAATTATTTTTGCTTGTAAATTCGCTGGTGCAGGAACTTCTGCATCTGGGTCTGGAGTTGTTGCTGTTGGTTCTGGTGGTATAACAAAACCTCTCTCCATTATATCATACTTATTTCTAAAGTATGCAGTACCCACTATTTCATGTGTGCTATCTTCTGTATTTTCTTTTACTGAGACTACTTTATATTCTTTAACTGAACCTGTTGCTTCTGTACCATCTGCATTAAATATTTTTAGTGCCCACATAACTTCTGCGTCTGGAGCAGCTGAAAAAGCAGATGCGGCAACTATAGAAGATACACTTCCAGTTCCTGTACTACTGTGTATTGTTTGTACTTCGACTCTTACATTTTCTGACCAAAAAATATTCACTTTATTATTTGAATCATCTTTTTGATTAGAAGCAGCAGTCGAACTTGTAATACTTGTTATTAAATCTCCACGTGAGTATGTAGTACTACTTATAGTAGCACTATCTTGATCTAAGTATGCTCCGCCACTTGGATATATCAATAATAATTGTGGCGGAAATCCAGATGAAAAAGAGTTACTTGGCAAAGTAACACTTCTATCTAAAGGAATTGTAGTTGTATTTTTTGTTCCTGTATTTGAAACACGACCTGAATAACTACCTCTATCTCTGTCTGCATCTTGTACAGCTATTACATCTCCCGGTCTTAATCCTGCTGCATTTAATCCTGTGTTAAAACTTACTGTTTCTAATTCGTTCTGTGCACTTAGTAGTTTCCATTTTCCTAATCTATGTGCCTGCGCTCTTGATGTAGTACCAAAAGCAAGTAAGTCTTCTCTTATGATTCGAGGTGAAGTTAAATCTGCTAGAGCGTCATGATCTTCTACATATTCTATTGATTGTCTATAATTATCGTTTGGATCATTCCAAGTTACTTTTACTTGATTAGTTTTTATTCTTTCGCCTGTTCCTTCATAAGTAAATAATCCATCTTTTACGTTTGCTTTTGTAAATGTATAAATTGGTTCTTGTGGTCTGTCTGCAATTGCACTTATCTGTCCGTCTCTCCATAAAGCCATGCCTCTAAAGATACTTGCAAATTGTTTAATAACTTGTGTTGCCTCTGCTGTTTTTGTTAAATATACATTACAAGTAAATCTTGGTTCTGTTCCACCTTTTCCATCACTTACTTCTTCATCACAGTATCTTGCAAGTCTAAATAATTCATATTTATCAATCTGATTTTCGCTTATAAATTGACCTAGACCATACCTATCATTTGTTAATAAATCATAAAATATCCAAACAGGATTATCAGTATAGACTTCACCATAATTTGCCGAAGTGGCAGATAAACTTTTATCTCCTCTAAAATTACCGTCCCAGTTTTGATATGTGCTTTCTGTTGCTCCAGAGGATACGTTTCTTGTATATGCTGCTGCTCCTCCAGTTTCTTCTCGTGTTCTGTAGTTTGTAGGTACTTTTACTTTTCTACCTTTTAGTAAATAACTTCTTACTGGTAAAGAGTTATTGAAATCTTTTGCATTAAATTGTAATGCACCATATGAAGTATATGGATATGAAAGTTTATCTTTTATAATAGATTCTATTGTTGTTATTCTACATGGATTCTTATGTTGAAAACTTGCGTCTTTAAAGTTTACGGCATTTATTCGTCTTATTCTTAGTCTAAAATTATCGTAAGGTTGAAATTGTTGTGTATTGATTACAAATTCTTCAATAAAAGAAGTGTATTGCGCTTCAGATGGTTTTATGTATCCATCATTTGGTATGTTGTCTACTCCATCTATTATAAAGTTTACATTCTTGCCTGATTTTGGACCTGTTCGAGTAAGAACTTCATTATTTGTAGGTCCATACATTAATACGGAAGTAAAGTCTGTTCCACTATTATTACTAAATTCAAAGAAAATTTGTAATTCAACATAAGAAGAAGATACAGCTCCTGAACTTGCTTTTGTTGCATGACATTGAGGAAGTTCAACCATGATATGAATCTCATCTACTTCACTTGGATTTGATACATTTAAGAAACTATCAGTATATACTGTATCATCTGCAGTTCCCCCCTCTAGTCCTGAATCTACTTCATCTAATTCGTCATCATTATAGGTAGAAGAATTTAAGTTGCCTGTTGTACCTATTGCATCTCTTAAATCTGCTTGTCTTATTTCTGTATTTGGACTAACAACTACTGAAGCTTGACCAAAAGCATCATTTAGTACTGCAGGAGTTTGTATTTTATTACCTGTTCTAAAACTTATTCCTATGTTATCATAGTTATAAAGTGATGAAAGACTTACTGCCAGCTGAGGACTTGTAACTTGACAAGATGTTCCTGTCTGAGCCAGTAAAGGTGCAGTTTCTAGTGTTGCAACATTTCCACTAATACTTGAAATTTTTGAGAAGTGGTCAAAAGATATATCTGCGTTAGAAACTGTTGTAGGTACTATGTCTTTTACTGTTACAGAAGTTGCAGATGTTTTTGATTGAACTTTTGTTACAAATTCTGTACCATCTTTACCTGCTCCAGCAATTCTTAGATAAACAGGTCTAGCTCTGTTTGCTGTCATCGCATCTGTAAAGAAAGAGCTAGAAGTAGTTACTGTTTTACTACCAGCAGTTGTAGAAGCAACTCCTGTTCCACCTGTTGCTCCTGCTTTTTCTATAATTACAAAACGTGTTCCTATATCTAGTCCAGTTTTATTTTGGTATTCTAAAGCGTCTATTTCACCAAATTGAGCATGAGTAATTGTTGCTCCTGTTGTATTTGTTACATCAAATCTTCTTGGTTTTAATATGTCATCAGCTTTTTGTTGAATAACGGGTACATCGTTAATAAAAATTGAAGATAAACCGTCTGCAAGACCTTCAATTGGGCCTTCACTCAATGCGTCATAAGTTATCGCAAATTGATCCTTACTAGGAGTAGATAGGTCTCCTTTAGTTTTTACTGAAAATGGTTCTCTATTATATTTTGCCATAATTAATTATCGTCTGCTGGTGGATCAGGGTCTACATCACCTTGGCCTGCTCCTCCACCTGAACCTCCGTCTGTTGCTCCTGTATATGTAGCATTACCATAATAATCTGTAACTAAGTAATCTACATTTCCTCTTGCGTAAATGTAACCTCTTGTATTTTTTATTCTTCCTGGTGCAAATCCTTGCGCGATTGGAGTTCCGCCTATTTTCATTTTTCCATAAAGTAAAGGAACTGGTGCTCCTTGTTCTATATTATTTTCTGCTCCGTTGAAAAAATATGCTGGATCATCGTTTCCTTTACCTGCGTCTGGTGCAGATGCTTCTGCTATACCTGTTAATGCTAAATTCAATCCCACCATCATTACTGCAGTTCCAAGAGTATTTAGTGCAACTGCTTGTCCTGCCATTGTTCCCATTGATAATGCTTGTGCTGCTGAAACTGAAGATAGCATTCCTTGACTAACTCCAGCACCTTGTAGAATAGTACCACTATTTGTAAAAAGTGTAGCACTTCCGGGAATGAAAAACATAGCTCCAAGAATAAGTAATCCTGCTATAATTTTTCCTAAACCTTTTCCTGAACCTGCAGGCACTGCTGTTATAATTACAGTATCTTTTAAAACTGGCATGACTAAGTCTTCGACATCTTCTATAAAGTCTTCACCATTTTGAATAGTAAATCCAATATTTTTTGCTTGACAGTCTGCCAAATATTCTTTTAACCCATCTACTTGACAGTCTATAAGTCTAAATATATCACGAACAGAATTACTTTCAGAAGTCCAATCACTTCCAAACTTATCTCCTAATTCTCCTAATAATTTAACTTGGGTCATAAATATACTCTTTTTTCTCTGGATAGGACACTATTAAATATGGTATACCTATCGCTTTACAGTTGTTCTTATCATGTTCACTTGGTTTACAATCTTGCATGTAGTGACTATGGACTACATATAATATTTTAGAAATCATCGAATACTTGACGAATTCTTTTGGGTCGATTGTAAAGTGATCTTTCTCTTTACTTATATTCTC